CAATACCTACGACAAATGTTAAAGTTCTTTAGTAAACGAGGATATAGCCCTCTTGTGTGTGACACCGATGGTATGAACTTCTCATTACCTGATGGTGGTGTTGATGACAGAGTTTATATAGGTAAAGGAAAAAATTGGTTGGTTAAAGAGGGTAAAGAATATCGTGGTTATGATGCCGATGTTGCAGAGTTTAATGATATTTTTATGAAAGGCGAAATGGGACTTGATTGTGATGGTACTTGGGATTCTTGTATTAACTTGGCTCGTAAGAACTACGCAACAATGGAACAAAATGGTAAAGTTAAACTAACAGGTAATAGTATTAAGTCCAAGAAGATGCCAAAATACATTGAGAAGTTTTTGGATAAGGGAGTTAAACAATTACTTAGAGGTGAAGGTAAAGAATTTATTGAATGGTATTATGAGTATATCCAAAAGATATTTGACCAAAGAGTTCCGTTGGCTGAGATTGCATCTAAATCAAGAGTTAAATTAAGTGTTGAGGATTACATCAAACGTAGTAAACAAACTACTAAAGCGGGTAATCTTAATTCACGAATGGCTCATATGGAACTTCTTATTAGAGATGGGATACAATCAAATCTTGGAGATACAATCCTTTATGTTAACAACGGAACAAAGGCATCTCATGGTGATGTTCAGAAAGTTAATGAAAAAATGACTAAGAAGGAAAAAGATGAATACTTTGAGAAACACGGTAAAATGCCAGTACTTGGTTCACACGTAGAATTAAATTGTTATCGTATTGAACCATCGGATTTAGAGAATAACCCCGAAATGTTAGGGGAATATAATATCCAAAGAGCAATTGCAACTTTTAACAAACGAGTTGAACCTTTGATGATTGTATTTGATGATGAGGTTAGAGATACTTTATTAGTTAAGGATCCTGAAGATAGAAGTTTCTATACATCAGACCAATGTAAATTGATTAATGGTAAACCATTTAGTCCTGGTGACCAAGATGATGTTTACGAAAATTTAATTAAAATGGAACAAGGTGAAGTAGAGTTTTGGGAATCTGTCGGTATTGATCCAAACTATATGTATGGATTGGCCGAAGAAGGTTGGGAAGAGTTCGTGTGATGAGGTGTTTATGACATCTTCAACCCGTCTGAAGATAGGATATACCAGTTACCCTGAACAAATTGAAATTGGACACAAGCCCCTTTTTCTAATAATAGTTCATCCCACTCCTCATCAATTTTTCCTGTGTTAGGTTTAACTAAAACACTAACCAATGATTTTATAATAACACGATTGGTGGTTTCAGAGTTTAATAAAATTTCTGATCCACCGATTGTTTTAACAATAATTAAATCCTCACCATTGGTAGTGTAATTTTTTTCAAACAAAATTAAATTATCATATTCAGTTCTGTCTTCTATTACGATATTTTGTTTCATTACTGTTTTTCTTATTGGTATTTCTTTAATTATTGGCATATTAAATAACGTAAATTTGTCTTGGAAACGCTCTAAATTTCATTGCCTTATTTAAGTTGTCAGCAATTAACGCTTCACGTTCCATTACCTTTTCAGGTTTTAATCTTGTTAGACGACCTTCAGCACCAATTAATTCATCAATTAATTTTGTTTTTTCATCTTTTGCCTCAGTTGCTAATGCGGCATAATCCATAGTTAAATCACCATCAGGGGATTTAAGGTTACCACTGAATTTACCTCTTACTCTTGCCAATGTTTCTTTACAATATGCAATAAACCATCTTCTAACCCAAACTTGAGCCGGATTATTAAGATCTAACCAACTAATTTTATCGTAAGGTACGTCAGAAGGTAATTTAATAATATCAGGATTGTTTTTTAAACATTCGTCCCTATCTTCAGGACCAACATCATAATACCAATACCAAACTCTACCTTTCATCATTGTGGAATTACCAAAGTCAAATTTACCACCAGGAGTGTTCATTAAGTGAACTGCTTTCTTACCTCCCGGTAATGCGGTTACCCTATACGTTAAATCTCCCGAAATAATTCTTTTTTGAATGTTGATCTCTTGCATTCTTAATAACATATCAAACGCTGGCATCATAAAATAACTTCCTGCCATGTTACCCATTTGTGCGAATCCACCTGCTCCACCAATACCACCACCAAATTCTCCAAATCCAAATCCTGCCCCAAACATTGAATTATTTAAAGTTGCTGGTGTAAACCATAACAATTCATTAAGTTCTCTGTTTTCAGGGATTTCGTATATTTGTTGGTTATGAACTAATTGTATAAAATCTTTTTTCAATACTGAATCACCACCCGCTTGTAGACCTACAATTTTAGAGTAAGCATAAGTGTATCGTGTTTCGTAATCTAAACTTCTTGTTGTAAACGCTTTTGATAATGACTGAGTGTCCATATTTAAGTTATACAAATTAGTCCACTGAGATTCAGTTAACCAATCTTGGACGTATTGTGAATATTCGTCAATAGAAAATTCAAGAAGAGTGTCCATTTGTTCCTCTTCCAATTCTACACTTCTAAGTGGTGCACCTAAAACGTGTTTCACTTTTTTGTATAGGTCACTTCTTTCTGGTTCGCTAATTATTGACATATGAGTTTTATTTATAAATATCTTATTATTTTGTTCTTAACAAATATAATTCGTTAACAAATTCCCAATTAACGTGATTCCAAAAATTATTTATATATTCGTCACGTTTATTACGATATTTTAGATAGTATGCGTGTTCCCACACATCAAGACCTAATAGTGGATACCCACCATCTTTAACCACATTCATTAATGGATTATCTTGATTGGATGTAGATATAATTTTTAATCTATTATTCTTAGTTAAAATTAACCAAGCCCATCCTGATCCAAATCTATCTTTAGCGACCTGATTAAATTCATCTTTTAATTTTTTAATATTTCCGTATTGTTTTGTAATTTTTTCAAATACTTCACCACTTGGTTTTTGTTTGGTTGGACTTAACATTTTCCAAAATAAAGCGTGATTAAAAGCACCACCAGCATTATTTCTAACTTTAGTATCATACTTACTAATGTTTTTGATTATATCTTCTAATTCAACATCTCCTTTTTTATTTGATAAGGCATCATTTAATTTCTTAACATAACCTTTATAATGTTTGTTGTAATGGATATCCATAGTTTCAGGATCTACAAATTGTTTCATTGAGGAATATGAATATGGTAATTTTTCAATACCAATTTTTTTCATTTCCATTATAAAATCTTTTTTGATATTTTGTTTTTCTGAAATTAAAATTTGTTCATTAATAAGATTAATTTTATTGTTAATCCCTTTTAATCCTTCAAAAACATATTCATTGAATTGTGGATATTCTTCTTCAAACATTTTAATTAGTCTACCACCATATGCATTTGCCTCATCTTCATTCTGACCACCTATGTTTGGACCTTGTTCTCTTTTAAGGACATTTCTTTGGTAGGCGTGAACCCACTCATGAGCTAATGTTCTCATTATATCACGATTTAATCTACCATCAGTTAATACTTTAATGCCATCTGTTGGGTGTTGACTACCTGTAGACATTCCACCTATTTTTTTACCCACAAATTGAATAGTGATATCATCCTTTAATTGATAATTCTTTTGTAAGAATTTAATAAAGGTGTGAATTAACTCGTTATACTTTGAATCAAGTCCTGAATTTATACGTTTGATGCTTACTTTCATTAATGATAAATATTATCAATAACAAAAAGATTTATCTTCTCTTGTTAATTAAACCAAGAATTTCCTCAACAACATCACCAACGTTTTCAGGTTGTTGATCACCCATAACGGTTCTAATAATTTCTTTTTTACGATTTAGTATGTCATATACCGCACCTTCTATTGTATTTTCATACAATGGGTAATAAACAAGTACATTTGATTTTTGACCATAACGATACGCTCTATCTTCAGCCTGAGCGTGTTCAGCGGGAACAAATGATAGGTCATTCATAATAACAACCTCAGCGGCAGTTAAAGTTAAACCAACACCAGCAGCTTTTAAGTTCCCCACAAATACTTTAATCTTATCGTTTTCTTGAAACTCATCAACTGCGTTTTGACGATGAGGTTTGGAACAACTACCATCTAAATAAACTGCTTGTTTACCAAAGTGTTGGTAAATTGTTTGTAATGTATCCGTGAAATTAGTAAAGATTATAACTTTCTTACCTTGTTCAACGATGTTCTCCGCAAATTCAATCGTTTGTTTTGTTTTTTCATTTGCAATAACCTTCCTTACTTTCATCAATTTTGAGAACTGAACGGTAAGAGAGGATGACTCATCCTTTTTGTTATCAAACCAATCATAATACTCACCCATCAGTTCTTCATACTCTTTTGATTTCAAACGAAGATATACAGGAGAAATAATTTTATCGGGAAGATCCAATACATCTTCTTTTAACCTACGAAGAATTTGTTTTGAAGTTCTATCTCTTAACTCTT